GTACACAAATGAAATTCTCAATGGAGACATACACACCGCTAATCAAAAACTTGCACAGCTTGAATCAAGAGATAAGGCAAAGACATTCATCTATGCACTCATGTACGGAGCAGGAGATGAAAAACTTGGAAGCGTGGTTGGAGGAAGTACAGCAGATGGTAAAAGAGCTAGACAATATTTCTTTGATAATAAACCTACATTTAAATCTCTTAGAGACAGAGTACAAAGAGCATCAGCAAAAAATTATCTCAAAGGATTAGATGGTAGAAAGCTATATGTTCGTAACCAACATTCAGCATTGAACACTTTACTACAAGGTGCAGGTGCTATCATTATGAAACAGGGACTGGTTATACTAGATGATTTACTAAGACTAAACGCTATGGAATATAAGTTTGTAGCTAACATACATGATGAGTGGCAGATAGAAGTTCCTAAGTGTCATGCTGATAAGGTAGGACAGTTAGCTGTTGACAGTATAATAAAAGCAGGTACACATTTTAATCTTCGTTGTCCTTTGGATGGCGAATACAAGATAGGGAGTAGTTGGAGTGAAACACATTAGTAAACATTCTTTAGATAATCGTAAAGGAGATATGGCTGAGTTCTATGCAGTAACTTGGCTATGGGATAAAGGATATGAAGTATTTAAAAATTGTGGTTGTTCTGGACCAATAGATTTAATAGCTACAAAAGATGGAGAGATGACATACATTGATGTTAAAACAAAATCAGGAAAGTCAGGTAGGTCTAGAACAGAAACTCAACTAGGTTTGAATGTACGTATACTTAATTTCAATCCCACCACTAGAAAACTTAACTTTGTAAATCATAAAAATAATGACTAAAAATAAAAAAACACTTGACACATTAGTAGAAGACATCTATAATAAGATAGGCGTACTGGCTGATAATAAACACATCGACTTAGATGAAGACACAATAGAACAGTTTGGAGAATCAATGAAACAGATTCTTTATGACTGGTCTCATCCTACTCCTCGTGGTAAACCTGCACTTAGAATGTCTAACATAGGTAGGAAAGAAAGACAGTTGTGGTATGATATGAAGTCAGAAGGTACTCCTGAAAGAATGCCTCCCTCATTATTCATTAAGTTCTTATACGGACACTTACTTGAAGAGATAGTTTTATTTCTTGTTAAGTTATCTGGACATGAAGTTACTAGCGAACAGAAAGAGATAACAGTATCTGGAATCAAAGGACACATGGACTGTGTTATTGATGGAGAAGTTGTTGATGTTAAGACTGCTTCTAACTATGCCTTTAAGAAATTTAAAGACGGTACTCTAGCAGAGGATGACCCATTCGGTTACATGGCTCAACTAGCAGGATATGAATCAGCAGAAGGAACTACTCATGGTGGTTTCCTTGCTCTTAATAAAGAGTCTGGGGAGTTAGCTATGTTCAAGCCTGATAACTTTGATAAGCCTAATATTAAAAAGAAAATAACTGATATTAAAAAGGCTGTTAAGTTAGCGACACCACCTGATAAATGTTATGATGATGAACCAGATGGTAAGTCTGGTAACATGAAACTTGCAAGGGGTTGTACTTGGTGTAGGTTTAAACATGATTGTCATAAAGATGCTAATGATGGTAAAGGGTTAAGAGTATTTAAATATTCAACAGGGTATAGATACTTAACTCAAGTACCTAAAGTTCCTAATGTTATAGAGGTAACACAAATATGAGTGGTAAGAAATCAAAACTGTTAAGGCGTAAAGCTGAAGGATTACTTATAGGATGGATTCAAAGCATGACTCCAGAAGGAGAAGATGCTAGTAAGATTACTAAGAAAAACTTACATGAGTTTCTACCAGAGCAAACACATATCTTTGCTAACAATAGATTTATGTTAAGTGCTTATAGTCTTAGATGGTTTTATAAGAAAGTAAAACAAAATCCTAACTTTCATTTGGAAGAGTTAGATGCCTAAAAGAGTACCTAGAAAACCTAGACCAAAGAAAGTAAATGTACCTAAAGGGTATGACAGTTTATGGGAAGCAACGCTACATGAGACTGTACTACAAGAATGGAAACATCATTGGGATAACATTAACTATGTTGTTAAACATAAATACGAACCTGACTTTGTAAAGGTTATAGATGGTAAAACAATTTTACTAGAAGCTAAAGGTAGGTTCTGGGACTATGCAGAGTATAGTAAGTACATACATATAAGAGAAGCTATCCCTAATGACTATGAGTTAGTCTTCTTATTTCAAAAGCCTTTCTCTCCTATGCCTCAAGCTAAGAAAAGAAAAGACGGAACAAAAAGAACTCATGCTGAATGGGCAGAGACAAATAATTTTACATGGTATAGTGAAGAAACATTACCAGAGGAATGGAAAAGTGAATTATAAATTTAACGAAGATAAAATATTAAATGAATTAAAAGCTTACGTAGGTAATACGTATGACCAACACTATGCTAATGGTAAGTACCAAGCAACAGATATGATAATTGATTCCGGATATGGAGAAGGATTCTGTCTTGGAAACATTATGAAGTATGCTATGAGGTTTGGAAAAAAGAACGGTAAAAACAATTTAGACCTATATAAAATTATACACTATGCTATAATAGCAATATACGTAAACAACAAGGAACAAGATAATGGTTGAAGATAAGATAGGGACTAAACAATACCTCGGAATTGAAATAGATTATGATAGAGAAAAAACATTTGATAAGTTTAGTCTTGATACTTTAAAAGATAGATACTTATGGGATAACGAAACCCATGCACAGGAAGCTTTTGCAAGAGCATCAGTATTCGGTGCAACCTTTAAAGGAGAAACAGATTTTGAATTGGCTCAAAGACTTTATAACTACAGTTCCCAAAGGTGGTTCATGTTTAGCACTCCTATACTTAGTAACGGAGGAACAACTCGTGGGCTTCCTATCAGTTGCTTCCTTAATTATGTTCCTGATAGTAGGAATGGTTTATCAGCTCATTATGATGAGAACATATGGTTGGCGAGTTCGGGTGGCGGCATTGGTGGATATTGGGGAGATATTAGAAGTAACGGTATATCTACTACTCACGGTAGTCGTTCTACTGGTTCAATTCCTTTCATGCATGTAGTTGATTCTCAGATGTTAGCTTTCAATCAAGGTACTACAAGACGTGGTTCTTATGCGGCTTACATGGATATAAGTCATCCGGAGATTGAAGAGTTTATTAACATGAGAAAAGAATCTGGTGGAGACATTAACAGAAAGAATCTTAATCTTCATAACGGTATTAACATTACTAACTCTTTCCTTGATGCAGTACAGAAAGACGAAGACTGGAGATTGATAGACCCTAAGACTAACGAAGCTGTTAAGACTATTAACGCTAGAGAATTATGGTGGCAGATTATAAATGCCAGAGCAGAAACAGGTGAACCTTACATGGTTAATATTGATACATGTAATGAAGCTTTATCTAAATCACAAAAAGATTTAGGATTAAAAATAAGACAAAGTAATTTATGCTCTGAAATAACTTTACCAACTGATGAAGAACGAACAGCAGTATGTTGTTTATCTTCTGTAAACTTAGAATACTTTGATAGTTGGTCAAAGGATGATAACTTTATACAAGATTTAATAACCATGCTTGACAATGTTTTACAGCACTACATTGACAATGCAATAGACACAACACAGTTAGGAGAATACAGTGCAAATTTTAAACGCTTTCAAAAATATGTTAAAGAAGGTAAGGAAGGCTTTACCAAGAGTGCCTACTCAGCGTATAGAGAAAGGAGTCTCGGTCTCGGTGCTATGGGTTTCCATGCTTATCTTCAATCTAGGAACATCCCTTTCGAAGGTATTTACGCAACTGGGTTTAACTATAAGGCATTTACTTACATTAAAGGAAAGGCAAAAGAAGCAACTAAAGAGTTGGCTATTGAAAGGGGCGAGGCTCCTGATATCCACGGTAGTGGTAAGCGTAATGCTAATCTCCTTGCTATTGCTCCTAACGCTAGTAGTGGCATCATCTGTAGTGGGACTTCTCCTAGTATTGAACCTTACAGGGCTAACTGCTATACTCACAAAACTTTATCCGGCAGTTACCAAGTTAAAAATAAATACTTAGAAAAGATTTTAAAAACTAAAGGATTAAAAGCACAAGAGTTAGAAAACATTTGGAAAGATATATCAGGTAGTGATGGTTCAGTCCAACACTTAGATGTTCTTAATGATGATGAAAAAGAAATATTTAAAACAGCAAATGAGATAAATCAAATATGGATTGTTGAACACGCTGCAAAAAGACAGGAGTTTGTGTGTCAAGCACAGTCTGTAAATCTGTTCTTTACTTTACCTAAAGCAACTGAACCTCAAGAAGTACATGATGAATACATGCAGTACGTAAATGATGTTCACTGGTATGGTATGAACAAACTTAAATCGCTTTACTATTTCCGTTCTAATGCTGCTCGTACAGTAGAGAATGTAAATGTTAAAGTACCAAGAATAAATTTAGAAGATACAGAATGTATCGCATGTGAGGGATAATTATGAGCTTATTAACAACGAGAGATTACTACAAACCATTTGAATATCCATGGATGTTTGACTACTATGTATTACAGAATCAAATGCATTGGATGCCTGAATCTGTACCATTACATACAGATGTCAAAGATTGGCAGGAACTTTCAGATATAGAAAAGAATTTACTTACACAGATATTTAGATTGTTTACTCAGTCTGATGTAGATGTAGGTGCAGGATATATAGATAAGTATATGCCTATCTTTAAAAAGCCAGAAGCTAGAATGATGATGGGTTCTTTTGCAAACATGGAATCAATACATCAACATGCTTACAGCTTGTTACTTGATACAGTTGGAATGCCTGAGATAGAGTACAAAGCTTTTGCAGAGTATGAAGAGATGTCAGACAAGCATGATTATGTTGGTAACTTTAAACCTTCTAAAGCTAAGAAAGAAACTATTGCAAAAACTTTAGCAGTCTATTCAGCTTTTACAGAAGGACTACAGTTGTTCAGTAGCTTTGCAATCTTATTAAACTTTCCAAGGTTCGGTAAGATGAAAGGTATGGGACAGATAGTTACTTACTCTATCCGTGATGAGTCTATGCACGTTGAAGCTATGACTAAACTGTTTAGAGAGTTTATAAAAGAGAACATAGAAATATGGACAGATGATTTTAAAGCAGAGCTATATCAAATATGTAGACACATGGTAGAGCTTGAAGATAAGTTTTTAGATTTAGTTTTTGATATGGGAGATATCCAAGGACTAACTAAAAAAGATATGTATGCTTACAATAGATACATAGCAGATAGAAGATTACTTCAACTAGGTCTTAAGACTAACTATGACCAGAGAGAAAATCCTCTTGGTTGGATTGATGAAGTAACCGGAGTAGAACACCAGAACTTTTTTGAAGGACGAGCCACTACCTATATGAAAGCAGGACTACGTGGTAGACAAGATAATATTAAATTTACAAACCTAGAGGAATCAAATGAT